CTCCTAGACAGTTCAGAATTTCTTGCTGTAATTGTTACTAAATTTAAAAGTGATTTATAGATACTATCTACTGTTGTTCTAATGTCAGAAACTATCTTCAGTAAACTCTCATCTTCCTGTGGAGTTGCTTCTTTCTGTGGAATTGCTTCCACTTTACCTACTGAAAGGTTTTGCTTTTGTGGACGAATGAAATTTACTGCTCTATTTTTCTTTGTAGCAGATTTTTTAACTTTTATTTGAAATCTACCTTTTTTACTTTTTACTCTCTTCCATTCATTTGTAATAAATTCTGCTTCTTCTGAAGAAAATGAGGATTTATTCATTCTAGAGGCAGCCATTGCCTCTCTCAAATAACGAATATACTCCTCATAAGACATCTCAAATTCAGAGTCCAATCCAAGTAATTTAAGAAGTCTATCTTCAATAATTTCTTGAACTGGATTATCCATTTTGTTGTTGCTTAAGTTTCTCTTCTTCTATATGATTTTTTAAAAGTGCCACATAAATATCTCTCTCAAATGGCATCATATTTTCTATTTCAGTCAAAGAATATTTATGATACTGCATCAATGAAAAATTAAGTCTGAAGTAATTTTCCAAATCCATATGGATTAAGGCTATTCGAAAAAACTTGATAACCCTTCTAGAACTACTTCACTTTCAACTTTAGTATTTGGATTTTTTACTTTAATAGTATGTGAAAGTTTAGGCATTGTTTCAAAGAATTTTTCAATTTGTTTAAATTGAGTTGAATTCATTTGATCCAAAAATTCAATTAATTCTTTTTTAGATACATCATTTGAAACCCAAACTTCATCTTCAGTATAAATTTTATCAATACACTCAGCAACTAAATCAAAAGATTGATCCATTGTATTCTGAGAAGATAGATCAAAATTACTTTTAATGAATTGCTCCAGTGATGGATATTTCATTTCCATCATGATTGAATTATCTACTTGTATTTTTTTATTATGATCTTTATTTTTTTGAACTTGTATATCGTCTACATTTATTTTAACTGGAACTTGAGTCTCACCATCGTCAGGACAAATGATATTCAATTCAATTTCTTCACCTACAGACTTTGCACGAATATTTAAAAACAAATATTCAATATCAAATGTAGGAAGTGTTTCCACTTTAATTCCTTTAGTTTCTACGCAATTTTTAATTACTGTTTTAATTGCTGTAGTAATTTGTTTAGTATCTTCAGTTTCTAATGCAAGAACAAGAAGTTTCTCTTCTTTTACTAAAAATGGTCTATATTTAATTGTTTGTCCAGATGATGGCAACTCCAACTCATGTGTTGGTGTAACAATTTTTGGTAAAGGCATATTGAAATATAAAATTCAGGTGTGATTATTTATAGGTCATTTATTAGGTATATTTATTAATTTCGGTTAGAGATGTTTCTAGTCTATTTGTAGTGTTATCTGTTTTTTCCACAGCACCTTTAATAATATTTTCCATGTAATATCTTGTATAAACAAAAGATACTGTACACTTCAATAAGTTAGAGGAATCATATGACATCGGCATAGAACTTATATCAATTGGATAAGCATCTATAAAAGTATATTCAACATATTTTGATCCAGGTTTACCATAGTCTCTTTCATACTTTTGTATATGCATATTAACTCTATATTCATTCGGAAATTTTACTCTATAATTATATTCTTTGTTTGCCAGTTCATTATATTGAACTTCTCCCACTATCCATGACATCCAAGTTTCAAAAAACTTTATTATTTGATAATTTGAATCTACATAAAAAGTAAAAGATGCCCGATCATCATATAAGCGACGATATACATGCTTTTCAGTTACTCCAGTATAATCATTATTAATTTCATGTGTTGCAAAAGAAGATCCAGGAAGAGAAGCCTCAGAACAAGATATAGTTAATAATTCTGAGGGAATTCCTTCAATTCCTCTATTTTTAAAAAATTCCTGTGCAGTTGCTCCAGTAACAGAACTTTTTAAACTATTTATTATTTGAGATGCATTAAAGTAAACATTATAAGTTGATGTTAAAGATGGTCGCAACAACTTACTTTTAATTTCATCCACCTTATATTTTTTTGGTGATTGCTTAGAAGGCATCTATAAATATTGGAAGTTTATATACTATGTATGCGGGATAGCAAATATCATCAAGGAAAATTTCATCCCCAAAATCCAGAAAAGTATAAAGGTGATACTAGAAATATCGTATACCGAAGTTCTTGGGAGGTTACCTTTATGAGGTGGTGTGACAGAAATCCAGGAATTTTAGAATGGGGGAGTGAAGAATTCTTCATTCCATATTTTGATCCAACAACAAATAAAGTTCGTAGATACTTCCCAGATTTTTTTATTAAAGTTCAAGAAAGTTCAGGAAATATAAAAAAATACATCATTGAAGTAAAACCAAAAAAACAAACTATAGCACCCACTCAAACTTCAAAAAAGCAACGGAAAACATATATCAATGAAGTCATGACATATGAAAAAAATAAAGCAAAATGGAAAGCAGCTCAGGAGTTTTGTGAAGACAGAAGAATTGAATTTAAAATCATTACGGAAGATGACTTGGGACTATAAATAAATAAAAGTCTACATATAAATGTCTCATACTCTACAAAAAATTGAGATACTTAATCCTCTTTTAATTGAGGGGAATGTTTAATGTCTGATATCCCTCAAGGTTGGAAACAAGGATCTACACCAAATATCTATGAAGCAAATATTAAACAAGTAAATATTTCCACTGGAACAGTATCTTTAGTAGCGGAAACAAACAAAACAAATGGAAGTTATACAGTTTATACTACAAGTGGAATTAATTTTATAGGAACAAGACAACCATTATATACAGTAAGTTCAAGTGGAGCAACAACAGTAAATAATCAAACTTTATATAACGGACTACAGAGTTCAGGTGAAATTACAACATTAAATAATAGTATCAAACCAAGAGCATTTGAAATAAATCAAAGTTTTGGGACAACTCAAGAAAAAGCAGCAGTTGCAAATAGTCCATTATATAAATCCATAGCAAATGCTGCAACATCAACACAAACAACATATTCACAAGCAGGAGTAGGACAACTTGCAAGTGATAATGCAATAAAAACTCAAATAGGGACAGACAGAATAAGACAAGCTTTAGGAGGAAACGATATAGTATATCCAACAAAGTTGAGAACCAATAAACAAGATTTTATTAAATTTACAATGGTAGATTATGGACAAAAAGAATTTCAATTAGCAAAAGCAGGTAAAAATTTAGGACTGGGAAAAAGAACACTACTAAATGATTCCATAATATCAGTATATCTCCCAATACAACCATCAATTAATGATCAAAATGATATTGGATGGGGTGAAGATAATATGAATGTATTCAAGGCAGTTTTAGCAAATATAGCAACTCAAGGAAGTGCTACAACTCTTGCATCAGAATTAGATAAAGTTGGAGAAATTTTTGGATCTGGTGAGTATGCAACAGTTATTAGAAGATCTTTGGGTGGTGCAGCTGTAGGAATAAATCCAATTGCAAGAACAGATGGATTAGTATTAAATCCAAATCTTGAATTATTATTCAGTGGACCTTCATTGAGACCTTTCAATTTTACATTTAGATTATCACCAAGAAGTCAAACTGAAGCAGACGAAGTAAAAAGAGTAATTAAATTCTTTAAACTTGGGAGTACTGTTAGAACAACATCAGATAGTATATTTTTAAGAGCACCATATGTGTTTAATATTGCATATAAGTACAACGGTCCAGATGATAAAAATGATGGACATCCAGGATTAAATAAAATCAAAACATGTGCTCTTAGATCAGTAACTGTAAACTATACTCCCGATGGATCTTATATGACATTTGAAGATGGCACAATGACATCTTATGAAATATCATTACAATTCTGCGAACTTGAACCCGTATATGATAGAGATTATCTTGAAAATAATAATCTAAACCACCCAATAGGTTTCTAAAAAAATGTCACAACCATACTTCAGATATGTTCCAGATTTTGATTATGTAAGTAGAACTAAAAGTTCAAATAGTATAGCAGATTATACTACTGTAAAAAATCTTTTCAAAAGAGCATTTTTAAGATCAGATATAATTGAGAATTTAACCTATTTTGATAAGTACAATATTATTGGTGATGAGAGACCAGATCAAGTTGCTTATAAAGTTTACGACGACGAGAATTTAGATTGGTTAATTTTACTGGCAAATAATATAATTGATACTAATTTAGAATGGCCCGCAACACAATCTGCTTTTGATAAGATTATGTTAGAGAAATATGGTTCTTATGATAATTTATATTCAGGAGTTCATCATTACATATCAAAAGAAGTTTTAAGTTCAACTGGAGTAACAATCTTTCCTGCTGGACTTAACATTCAAAAAAATTATCCATCCATCACATATTATGATTCTGGATTAGGACAAGAAGTTACGGTAGCATCAAATAAATTTACTGAAGAAGTTACCAATTATCAGTATGAAATGCAGATAGAAAATGACAAGAGAAACATTTATGTACTTAAGCAAAGATATCTAAATCTAGTATTCAATGATTTAGATGATATTATGAAATACAAAAAAGGGTCTCAGCAGTATGTTAGCGAGACCCTTAAGAG